TGTAATTGTTTGAAAAAATGCTGTAGTTCCAGATGAAGTTTCTGCAGATCCTGTCAAAGTTATGACCTCAGTTAAAGCATCACCATTTACATCTGTCCCAACAATAGTAACTGTTTTACCATTATCACCTGTTCCAGCAGTTGTAGCCGTAATTTTTCTCCCAGTGTTTGTACCAAAAGAAGAGGCAGCAAGTGTAAACGTAGAAGTGGGTCTAGCTGCAGCCGCAACAAATGTAGCGGAAGACGCATTGTCATCGATGAAAGTTTTAGTTTTTACATCACCCATGTATCCCATAATTGTTCTCCTTAAAATTTGTGTGGGCCGAAGCCCACACTAAATTAATTATTAAAGTTCAGTGTTAGCTGTTCTCTCTTTACCTGCTGAAATGTAATCCATAGTCATTACTTTAGCAGCAGCTTCGCCGTTTTGAATTCCAAATGAAACAGCCAAATCTTCATTGTCTGGAGCATTTGTATTCAAACCAGTTCCAACTTTAACATTATCTTTGTACACGTGGAACTTTCTATCTTTTGGATCATAATAAAATCCTAAAGTCATGAAAGTATCATCAGCTGCAGTTCCGCAAGAAACAGTTGTTTCTGTGCTGTCTTTTTCTATTACTAATTCCATAGAAGTAGAACCATCAGCTTTTCTGAAAAAGATACCGTCAGTTGTACCATCAATAAACGCTGTGTCAGTGATGATTAAACCAACTGCAAAGTCAGATTGAGTTGCGTCACTTACTTTAAATCTAGTTTTAAAGTATAGACCTTTTGCAGCTTCGTATTTGAAAGATTCAATTACGCCGCCTGAACCGCCAGCCCATTGAAACTCATCAGAGTCATTGTCTGCCGCATCGTTTGTTACAACTAATAAACCGCCATCACCATCTCCTAAAGCTTCAGTTGCGTCTCCGCCACCGCCTTCAGTTGTTGTGATAACCCAGTCACTAGCTGTGTATTTATCGAAGTCCTCATGATAAACGTGGTACTTAATCGGATCAGGTAATTTTAATTTTTCACCAGTTCCACCAGTAGCTACGTTTGTGACTCCTGAAGTAAAGTGTGTTGTCATAATATCAGCGCCTCCTTAACGCCAGTTACTTTTTACGATAACCAATTTATTTAAGTAATGTATATACTAGATTTTAGTAGAGCGCAAGAGAGCCTGTAATGTGAATTGAATTTATTCAACGATGTAGCTTTTTATTAAGTAGCTACTGAAACTTGTGGAGCTGCACCTTCAACAGTATTCTGTCTGTGGGCAATAGCTGCTTCTTCCAGCTTGATCTTTGTGATGACTTCTCTAACTTTGTCATCAATTCTGACCATTTCAAGAGTGTACCTACCCTCAGATAGATGCTCCTGTTCCCACTTCAACTCCAAGGACCTTTTTTGTTTGTATAGGTCTTGTATCATTGATAACCTCCTCATAGGTTATTCTATTTACCTTGTCATTATAACTATTTCCAAGGTTTTCCCAATTTATACTTTTTTCTCCCAATTTGTCAAGGATTGCATTTTCTAAAGATTGTGGGTTGTCTTCAGATTGAACTTCGAACTTTGCGTGATGATCGTAAGCCCAAATATTTACTAGGAATTTTTTCATTATCTCATCAATTTATGTTGTAAATGGGGCGATTTTAAGATCGCCCCATAAATTAGATATTACGCACCCTCAACGCCAAAGATACCTCTAGGGTCAGATACACCAAATGAGTATCTTTCTCTAGCTTTGTATCTTACATTGCCAGTGTCGAAATCACCTTCCATTGCAGTTGTCAATGGAGCTCTTGTGAACATTTTCATACCGTTAGGTACGTCTGTAATGATGTAGAACGCATCAGTATCAGTTAGGTAATTGTTCACTCTATATCCTTGAGGAATCATACCCATTGACACGATAGCGTTAATATCATTGTCAGCTGTTCCAGTTCTACCTTGAGACTTCATAAGTCTCTCAGCTGTAAACTGAAGCTCAGAAGGAATAATCATTTTTACTCCTCTTGCTGCAATTCTAAGACCTCTTTCATCAGTCATAGCAGCGATGTCAATCATCGATTGCTCTAATGATGTTTCGTTAAGATCCGCCTGAGTAGTCAGAGTATTTTTAAAAGTACCTGATACTGTAGGGTGAGCTGTGCTGAATAAAGCAACAGTGTCACCAGATTTAAATGTTGCTGTTGAAGGCAAACCATTTATCAAAGGTTCTACTGCTTTTACTTGTTTAGCATTGCTCATAGATCTAGCTAAAGCTTTTGTATATCTAGCAGCAAGTCTATCGTAGAGATTATCTTCGATAGCTTCTTCTGTGATTGCAAATGCTAAAGCTACGGTCTCGTGAGTGTAACGAGCTGTGAAAGTTTCTTGTGCAGCATCAAAAGATACACCTGAACCTTCACCTTTTACTTGTGCGTTTCCGAATCCAGATAACATAACTTCTTCTTCAAAAGCTCTGTCACTGTTTTCGTTAGTATAAATCTCAGCATGCTGATTTTCATACCTTTTGTATTCCAGCCCAAATAGTGCATTTAGGCCTGGCTCTAGTTCTTTGACTAGTTGTGATCGTGATATTGCCATAGTCTATATACTCCTATTAATTGTGGCCGTTGAACGAATTTAGGTTTGATACAACAATTACTGAATGTCTAACCGCAGTAGCATCCTCATTTTCAGGATCTTCTGCTGATCTTAACATTCTAAACTGCTTACCGTCTTGTGAAGTCGTTCCAATGTCTAGAGTAGCATCTGACTTACCAGTAGTGTCGTCACCACTTGTAGTGTTCATGTCATATGTTTCTAGAAATGTTGCAACTCCAGTCGCCGCATCCGCTGCAACCACGTAAAGCTGGAATGGGTCGTCTATTACAAAGGCAGTTGTGTCTTCACTATTAGCTGGTGTGATAGTTGCTTTGTAGAAGTTCGCGAACGTTGGCTTCAAAGTAGAAGCATCGTTGTAGAATATTCCGTTCAAAACACCTATGATATCTGCAGCAGAACCTTGTCCGCCTACTACATAACCGCTAGATAATTTAACAGCTTCGCCATTGTATATAGTTGTGCTGTGGCCAGCATCGATTTTGTATTTACCTTGACCTTGGATAGATGGTCCTCCACCTAATCTTCCAGCCGGGATAAGACCAAAACCTTGTGTGTTTCTATTAGCCATAGTTTTCTCCTATTCCAATGTTAGTTTAATTCGATGATATTAAAAATTATTTTTTCGTACCACCGAAGGTTACACGAGACTGCCTATCAACATTGATTGGCATCCTCTGGTCTTGCTCCTTCATAAGATCGTTTTGTACTGCTTCATCTCTTTGCTTATGACGATTAGTCATATACTCTTGACGTTGCTTCGCAATCTCTTCGGGTACCTTCGCAAGTAGAAGGCCACCGACCCCAATCACTCCCTTGTATTTACCTTCATCAAGTACAGGATAATCAGATGCATTTTCGACTTCTTCAGCT